GTTTTGGGCACCGGGACCACCAAATACGTGGGGGTATGTGAGAGATAATGGATTAAAGATACTGGGTGTGAGCGATGCACTAATTCCTTGAACGGGCCAACCACCTTGTAAAGAGGCGTTGCTAGGGATATTGCCATATCCAGTTCCGGGTTGAGTACCGAATACAGGGTTGCTTTGGTTGAGCGTGTTGTAACCAGTCATACCCGTGTATTGGTTAGTGGGGTTCGATTCGCGACCAGCGAATTCACCAGCGTTCGAGAGACCAGGAACGAAGCTGTTTGTCGTGGGGAATTGTCCATCCGACCATAAGTTGCGGCCAGTGTCGTTGTAATCAACAACTGGGCCGTTGAGGCAACGTTGGGTCGTGTAGTTACACCATTGGTTAGCACCGTTATCAACAACATCCGTGCGTTGAACAACCCACACGAGTTCCTTGACGGGGTGGTTGAAATTGAGACGCGACTTGTAGGTCGAGCCCGTAAACGTTTCTTCACCCGTGAATTGGAGTTGGTCAATGAGGTATTCGTGCGATACTTGGGCAAAACGTCTGCGTTCGTCCGTGTCGAGGTAGATGTAATCTACGTAGAGCGAAGCGTTTTGGAGGTTAGGGCTGAGCATCGAGGGGACAGGCGATTGATCGGGAGTGCCGACAATGTAGCATTGGCTAGAACGAGCGAATTCAATGTTAATTACGACTTCGTGGTATTGGAGAGCAATTAGGGGAAGAGCAAGACCAGGGTTACGGCAGAAGAAGAATTGGAGGGGAACATAGAGGGTCGTTTGGGGCTTTTCCGTTACGGATGTTATTGTTCCAGCAGCAGCAGCACCAGCTTGTGCGCCAAGAGAAGGGAAAAAACCGAGAGAACCAGCGGTCGTTCCACTGTTTTCGTTTGTCTCGTTCGTCGTGAGGGCGAACGTGTTACCAATCATACGTTGGTAACCAGCCTTAAGACCGGGGGCGAGGGTGAGTTCGTTGAAGATTTCGAGCCAGTCGCCGTAGTGGAAATCAATACGTTGACCACCGATTTGGAGTTCAACCGTGTTGATTAAGAAGTGACCGAGCGAGTCGATCCAACGGAACGAAACACCCGAGATGTCGACTTTAGGAATGTCGACTTGAAGATATACACGGTGAATGAGATCACCGTTGCGAGAGATCGTGCACGAAACACGCTTGCCGAAGTCAGCTGTACCGTTGAAGGTTTGTTGAATCGACTCCATAGCGAAGTTAGTGTGACGTCTGTAGACTACTTTAAAAAAAGTGATTTGTGGATTACCAGTAAGGTAAACATCTTGCTAAACCGCTATAGTTTCCTATAGCGCCTGACTATATCTTATGAATCTAATAATTAGACCCCGAATACCATTTAGTCGATGAACTGCATACCTACGTTTAATTTTTCTAGCTCAGTTAGAACTAATTTTAGTTTTTCTTCCATTGTAAGTTTTTTTGACCTAAATGTTCGATCTATCTTTGATGGATGATTACATATTCTATAACCATCATTAATTCGACGAACATATTTAGGTAGATTATTATCTTCTGGGTTTTTTCTAGGACGTTTTTCAAGGATTCTACCTAGGTTTTTGCCTTTTAAACTTTCGCTTTTTTTTTGACATGTTTCTATACTTTGAATATGATTATTGCTCCCACCACTTGTTAGATTATAACCATTTGGTGTTAGTGTATTATATTCTTTAATATAGAATTTTTCTCGTTCATCGAGTTCATCGAAAGTTAAGCATTCACATATAAGTTTAAGGTTACAATTATTCGAACCATATTTTCTTATTGCGTTATCTAATAATCTACAATAGTTTAGGTTACGTTTTGCTTCATTTATATGTGCTTTCCATCTAGATATATATCCCCATTTTTTACCCGATTTTAAAAATTTAACTGTTTGTCCAACATATTTTTTATCATTTGGAAATTCAATTAAATAAATATCACCCATTTTTATTTTGGATTGAAAAATATATTATACGTAGGATACTTGGCTGCTGATTGCCCATTTCAATTTCTTATTAGAAATATCATCATTTACATTTTCACTATACCCAAGTTTTTTCTCTTGGCCACTATCTATATTACTATGATAGTTTAGTAGTAAATGCTTTAGGGGGTTCCAGCAATTTGATATTCTTGCAATTTAACTATGTTAAATCACTAGCAGGTTATATAGAAATGTAGTTTAACTTGGAGGATGTATTAAACCATTATTCATTTCCTAGATATTTACACAGGTTTATCCACTAAGGTATATCTAGAACCTTAGTGGCTGCCCACTGTTGGCGCCCAAGATTGTCACTAAGCGCCATAAGCTACTAATTGCATTAAACCTCCTCCCATTTTTTTATATTAATAGATAAGATAATTATTTTGGCAAAAACGCAATTAATTATCTAATTATATATTATTTAGACAATACGATATACAATTTATTATTTTATACACCTACATAGGTTATAAATAATAATAAATTATAAATATAATAAACTAGAAGTTTGGTTCACCGAGAAGAATATCCGCGGTATCATAACTAAGCGTATTTTGAACGCCACCACCTACAAAACTCTTAGTAGTTCCTTCAACAATTTTATTTATCTTAGGATGAATACTAGTATTCTTTAATATATATACAAGGGTTCCAGTTAATATAGATACTAATAGAATATTTTTAGTATATGTTCTTCTATGTATTTCTTTTCTAGTTATTCTAGAATCAATATACATCATAATAAATGTAAGTAAACCGCAAAATGCTCCTGTAAAATATGGGCTTGATAAATTATCGATAAACCACCTAAATAATAAAGATATATCCATTTTTACTATTATTTATATTTTTTTCTAACGCTTATCCCGATCCAATATATAATCCGAACATAATAGACATCATCCCTATTATTTTATTTAATCCTATTACATCACCATACATTAATACACCTAATATACTACTTACTAATAAACTCGTGCCAACCCATATAATCTGCATACTAACAACAGATAATCCTAATGTTTCTAGGCCTATACTTTTTGTAGGGATTCTAAAAATAAACTCGACAATGGAGAATACTAATCCTAATACTATAAATAATGAATAATTAGTAGTTTTATAGAAAAGTTTTAAAAAAGCACACGATGATGCTAAAATAGTATATATTATATATTGTCCTAAGGGATCCATATATTAATAAAACGATTTAATTAAGTAGAAAAGTATTTAATTAAATCTCTTTGTATTTTAAAATAACTAATATGGGTAATGATATGTCAAACGAAATATCTAGGGAAGACTTTGTCCAAATACAGAACAAACAACTTCTTCTAGAAGAACAAAATCGCAAGATACAACGAGAACTAAAAAAGGAAAAAGAAAGAAAAGAAACCCTTAAACATGAAATAAACGAACTAAAAACAACATTAACATCATCTATTAGCTCTAGTAAACCTAAGAAGGGCCAGTCGCCGATAGTTTTTCCGAAGAATAATGAAAAGGTTTCGGTAACTATTAATAAATCTACGTTAAAACTAGACCCATATACAATATTTGGCTTGGACGGGGACTGTAACATTAATGATATTAAAAAAGTTTATAAACAATTAGTTGTAAAATATCATCCAGATAAATCTGGATACGATAGTGCTAATGATTATAGAGCAATACAAAAGGCATATGCTATCTTAATAAGCATTAAAGAAGAAGAAGCTAAGGTTAGTGGATTATTGATACAAACTATAGAGACTAAAAATGATGAACGTGATAAATTAGATACTCATATTCAAACTTCTAATTATGAGTTTGAACCAAAAAGTGGTTCAGCGTTTGATAATAAACGTTTTAATGATATGTTTGATAAAACTAAATTTGTGGAAAATGACGAAGATGATGGTTATGCTACATGGATGAAAGAAGCTACACATGAATTACAACAGCCTAAATTGTCTGGATATAGTAAAGATGGATTTAATAAAACGTTTGAAGAACATGCTAAGCAGCATTCTAGTAGTAAACAAGTAGCGCAATTTGTAGAACCCGATAGTTATTTTAGCTACGGTGGTGGTTTTGAAAACCTAGGCGATGGTGGTGCTGATTTTAGTAGTGATGGTAAATACACAGACCTTAAAAAGGCATATAGTGCCGCTAATATATTACATCCTGGTAAAACAAAACCTAGAGAATCTTACACTAGTATAAGTCAAATAAAGGCATCCCGTGATGCTCCTATTGTTTTAACGGAAGAAGAAAAAACATTTTTAGAAGGTAAGCAAAACAGAGAATTAGAACATGAAAATGTTCGAGTCAATAGGTTAAGGGAGAAAGATAAACGTATTGATGAGTTCTATACTAGAGTTCATGGTAGAACCATAGAATTACCGACATATAAACGGCCTTAAACTTAATATATAGTATTATATAAATATGTATTTAGGTGTATCTGGTAAATTAGGTGTAGGTAAAAACTATATTACTGAACACTATATAGTTCCTAAAATTATTAATAAATTTAGCAATAGTAAAAGACAAATAGTTCCTTATTTCTTTTCATTTGGTTCATCTGTAAAGGTAGAAATGTTTTCTAGGGATCTTAGTAACATTTTAAATTATCATAACTTGTTTGTTGAAAAAACTAACCAAACTAGAACTATGATACAAGAATACTCTACCGAAAATGGTAGAGATGTATATAGAGAAGATATGTGGATACGAGCAGTTAATTTATGGACTATTATTCAAAATTTAAATTTAGAGGTTATTAATAAACATTTAGATAGAAAATTAGTGCCTTTATTTGTAATAGAGGATGTCCGTTTTCCTAATGAATACGAGTATGTGGAGATGCTTGATGGTATACTAGTATATATAGATGCACCATTAAGAAATATAGAAAGGTTAAACGATGAATCTATATCCACTAGTAGAACTCATGTATCTGAAAATGGATTAGGGCATTTAGAATTTGATTTACGACTTAATAATGATCGGGAGTATAAGGATATTATAGAATCACAAATAGATAAGTTTATTAAAAAACTAAATCCTATAGATTAAGTATTATTTATTTTAATTTATAATAAAATAAATAATTTCTACTAGAAGCACTAGATGGATTTTATAAACATCCAATTTAATTCCTTACAGATTTCCTTCCACATCTGATCTTGTTGATGTAGTTTCTCTCTGCTTTTAAGCAGATGAAAGCCATGCTTAAGATGATCTAGGCCTAATAGTTCTACAAATTTATGTAAAACATAACTATAACTTAAGAAATTCTTTCTATTAGGTGGACATATTTTCATAAAAGGTGCCTGTATTTCCTTAAACATATGTCTAAGTTTTTCTTCTACTTCCTTACCAATTAAAGGAACCTTTTTGTTTAGTTTATTTAGGATATGTGGAATATGTTCATAGTATTTATTGAGTTTTAGTTTCTTAAGGTATTCGCGAATTTTAGCATGTGTAATTTTATTTAGGTCTGTAATACGTTCCTTTTTCATTTCTAATAAGATTAATTGATATATTTCAGGCGGTATTTCAGTAGATTCTTTAGCCTGAAACTGACTTAACCATTCATTAAAATGATTAATTCTCTTATAGGCAAAGTAACTAACTTCTGGAGGCGGCTCACGGAAACTAGGCTTTTCACTATCGATTAAAATATATTCAGTTAATCCACATTGATTACAAACTTGTAGGCCTTCAGAATGAACAAGTGTTAATCCAATATTACATTTAGGACATATAGCACTTTGACCAACCTGACTTTTCTTCATAAAAATATCTTTGAGAATAAAAGTTTGGTTATTGATAAGCTTTATATATTTATCATATAGTTCAGCCTTTTCAAATCCTTCTTCCTTAGCGATAAAATCTGTTATTTTAGTTTTTTTATTAGCCATACTTAAATTAGTTACTGTAGGTTTTTTAGATGATACACTGTCTTCTTCTTCGTCCATTTCTTCATCTAGAAAATCATCGTCTTCATCAGATAGTATACTTTCTTCACTGTTACTATTTCCATCGGAACGCTCGCCCTTAGTTTGAAACTCTTTTCCTAAGGTATTGTTCCCATCATAATAATCATATAGAAGATGACCAGTTTTCATAAAGTAATCATTCATGTATTCATTATTCTTTATTTTACTAATTTCATTCTTTATACTTTCTACAGTTTCTTCTTGTCTATATATTTCTCTATAGACATCATCATCTAACATTTCTATATTATTTATATCAAGTTCACTTTGATTAACTTTTAATTGTAGATTTTGTAGAAGTGTTTGTGCTATTATAAAAGTTTTTTCTAATTCTGGTAGTTTTTTATTAATAGATTCAATATCTTTAATCATATCCATATGTTTAGAATCTAATGTTTCGAGTATCTTATTCCTTTTCTTATCAACCTTCTTATTTTTAACCTTAAATGTAACACTCATATGACAAAATAAATATATATATATAATTGTTATCTATATATTTAAATACATTATCTATTTAGTAATAGACCTTTTAGGATTTATTGTTTACCATAAGGTTACAATAATCCTTTTAGGATTTATTGTTTACCATAAGGTTACAATAATCCTTTTAGGATTTATTGTTTATAAAAACATCCATGGGCTACTCTACGTAGTTCCATTCTAGTATCCATACCACCACGAACCCAGCCACCTTTTTCTATTTTAGGAGGAACAATATGTGAAACACATTGTGGGTTATTTTCAGGGGGTAAATAATTTATTCTATATTCAGTAACATCACGTTGAACACCACAGTTTACTTTAACACCAGGGTTCATGTTAGCTAGCTTTAGCATCGATTCGGTATCAACCATAAGAGGACCACGAGCCTTAAAGCCGATATTGTTATATCTATCTTCTAAGTGATGTCTGCCTTTACCATGTGTCATTCTGTCAACAGCTGTTCTAACCTTACTATCTTGATCAACTTTACATCCATCAAGGGAAACCCAACCATAACCATCTTTAGCAATTATAGTAGGGTATTTGTATGATTTAGAGCGTGCTGACTTAGCATCACATTCGGTAAGATAGTTTTGAACGGGATAATAACCGGCATTCATATCACAATATAATTCGCATTTTCTACTAGAAACGCCATTCCATGTTTTATTACTCATTTCTAATATAACATAGTATTTTATTCCATAGGTATTAAAATAATTTTTTAAAAATAGTGCGTTTCCATATATTTAATTTTTTATCGTTAGTCTTTAGGAATGTATAAATATATCATCTATTGTTCTATATCAGCAGTTATTATTATTGTATCTAAATATTTATATCAAAATTGGATTAAACAAAATCATGGCATAGCAACTCTTAAACAAGAAGTTAGTCTGCTTAATGATAAAATTAAACGTTTAGAAAGTGAGTTAGAAAAGAATAAAAATTCTATTAGTGGTGGTATTAAAATACCTATACAATTTGCCCAAATTCAAAAAAAAGCCCCTATCGAATTTCAACAAAATAACCAAAATACAATTACATTAGAACATGATATCCAAAGTAGTGCCTCTAGTGAAATTAAATCAAAAGTGTCTTCAAAAGCATCCTCAAAAGATTCATCTAAGAAATCATCCCCACCTAAGAAAATACTAGAAGTTGAAAATCTATCGGAAATAAATGAAGCCGAATTAGACAATATTTCATTATCAGACCTTAATGAAGAGGAACAGGAACACGCTATACAAGAAATTATTATAGAACCAAAGGTAGAAACTAAGAAAACCATTAAGAAAAAGGTAGGTATTCCTGACGCCAAAGATTATAACAACGGCGATAAAGTATCCGATGAAAATGGTGTTGAATACTTATGTGTTGTAGGTAAACGTGGTGGTCATTCTTGGAAAAAGCTAAATTAAAGATCTATCCTTTTGTTAAACGATTAAACTAAAGATTTATACTCCCAAAAAGATTAGAAAAATAATACTATAATATAATAGACGGTAAATGAATTATACTAATCGATTATTTATAATAGGAGATTATACGGGAATAATCTTTTATACATTTCTATTTATATTAATGGTATATCACTATAACGAAGCATCCTTATTAAGAGAGAAATTCTCTGATGTATGTATTGATGAAGATAATAAGATAAGAGAACTTAAACCGACGGAGAAGCCTGAGAAGCCTAAAGCTAAAGACCCTAAAGCTAAAGACCCTAAAGAAGTATTTTATATATATTCTAAGTTTAATTATTTAGAAGCACAAGAAATATGTAAGTCATATAATGGTAGTTTAGCAACCCTAAAACAATTAGAGGAAGCTTACTCTAATGGTGCTAATTGGTGTAATTGGGGATGGTTAAATGATGGAACTATAGGTTATCCCGTTCAAGAGAAATATTGGTTAGATATGGAAGGTCGTCATAAAGGTCATTGTGGACCTACAGCAGGTATTAATAAGGTTAATAATATAGATCCATTACAACGATACGGTGTAAATTGTTATGGCATAAAACCTAAGAAAACTAAAAAGGATAAAGAATTAGATTCTGTATTAGGTAATGATAGTGAAGAATCACTAAATGCGCAAATACAAAAATGTAAGGTGTCTAAACAAAAGGCTAAGAAACAAAAGTGGCTCGTTAAACAGAAAAAAGATATTCGTATATTAGATTTCAATGACTCTAAATGGTCATATTCTAAATATACTCCTTCTAATAAAAAATCTAAGAGTAAGAAACCTAAGGCTAAAAAATCAAAAAGTTCGTGGTTCTAAATTGATTCATATATATAGAGTTAATATAACTAAGATGCGTCTATCTATCGGCGATTATTTTGTTAATATTGGTAAAAATGCTAAAGAAAATTGGAACATTTTGGATAGTGCTGAACCGGATGACATTTGGTTTCATCTAGATAATTCTAGTTCACCCTATATTATTCTAGAGGTTAAGAACCTAGACCCTATTCCGTCTAGTATTATTAGTGATTGTGCTAAACTATGTAAAAGTCGTAGTCGGAGTAAAGACCTTAAAAATGTTTCGGTTATTTATACGGCCGTTAGTAATTTAAAGAAGGGAAGTGCCCTAGGTAGTGTGTATCTTACTAATATACCTAATCAGATTTTAGTTTAGTTTTATAAATATTTATCATATATTTATAATTCTACTTTGTTTATTTCTTGTATGGAACTGGTTGCCATTCCTTACCTGGATTAGATAGGTTAAATCCTAGTGATCTAAATGGTATTTCTACAGGTAATACTATACGGTTTAAGATATTTTCTTTAGAACCACATAGTTTAATGTTAATATGAGGAGGGACATAAATTTCACCTCCGTTTATATAGTACCCAGCAGGATATATTAAATTTATCTTAAATTTACCGCTATTACCTACTTTAATTTCTCCTTTATTTGGTGTGTTTTCATAGGCAACTTCTTCATTTGGAAATGGAAGACCAGTCCCAGCAATACTATAGGTACATGTATTAGGAGCGGCAGCCCAATATTTTAATATTCCTTGTTCAGAGGCCGACCCTTTTATAAGAAAGTTACCAGAGTTGTTAGCATACACTACACCTTTACACGATTCCCATTTAAACTTTAGGACAGATTCCCAAGGAGCACCATAAATAGTCTTGTGTGAACATTTGTCAAAATTATTAGGCTTATGAAATCTATCTAGAAATTCATATGTATTAGTCTCGGGTGTTTGCAACCCTCGCTTAGGGTAAGTCTCGGGTGTTTGCAACCCTCGCTTAGGGTAAGTCTCGGGTGTTTGCAACCCTCGCTTAGGGTAGCCGTTAAAGTATTTAGAGCATGTAATAGGTTCATAAATGTTATAATAAAGATTTTCTAAGGAGTTACAACTAGTCATTCTATTAATTTATAAGAATTTAATTTTTACTTAATATATTAGTTATAGTCGGTATTGATGTTGTAGTCGGAATATGTTTTTTCATAAATGAATCTATCGAAAAATGTTTTTTAATATTCTTTTTAGAAAAACATAATTTATTACTAGATAATTTTTCAACTTTCCAGCCATCCATTATAGCACTATAGACAAAGCACATTTTCACCATGAATAGCATAGAACTATCTATATCAATAGATACCATTTCACTATTAGAATCCATTACTGTAACATAAGTGTAGAAAGGAATTTTACTAAACGCACCCAGATTATTTTAATGATTATTCTATACCGTATAGTGACAAAGTTAAGACCCACCCCCTAAAGGGTGGGTTCAAACTTTAGGACCCGCGTTAGAAGCCAAAATAAGTTCTCATAGAGAACTTAACTTTGGCACTCCACGGTACCGTATAGTTCCAAAGTTAAGACCCCCCCCTTAAGGGGGTGGTCTTCAAACTTTCGGACACTATTGGAACCCGCGTTAGATGCCAAAATTTAGCCCCCAGAGGGGGCTTAAATTTGGCACTCCACGGTATAATATTCGTATATAGTCTTACCGTTAGGCACTATACTATTTTTATTATCCGTGATAAATTGAAGACGTTAAATTAATATCTAATCAACTTAAAAAACTTCTCCTATACAACAGAAATGGCAGAACTTCGAATGTTTATCGAATCTTTTCGTGTTTTTAAGACTAGTAGTGCGCCAAGCGATACTGAACCGAAGGCTACAGATAAGCCTACTGTGACTGACATTACAGGTGGTTCATTCCATATTCCATCTGAAAAGATGGATACCTTCTATATTAATTATGCAAAGGCAATTAGCGAAGGTAAAAAACTAACATACTTAGAGACACCTAACCGTGAGCTAGATTATGGTGTAGTAAAGGTAGATTTTGATTTTCGTTATCCGGGTGACAATGGGTTAAAACGTATGTATACTAAGGATACCATTAAGTCTATTGCTAGTGTATACCAAAAGAATATTAAGAAATATTTTAACATTGATGATTATGGATTGACTTGTTTCGTTACAGAACGGTCTTCACCATACAAGCTAGAGAAGGAAGATAAAATTCGTGATGGTTTTCATCTCTTTTTTAACATTGGCCTTCCTTATTCATTCCAATATGTTCTACGTAACATTGTTATTGATGCTATTACAGAAAATGGCCTAATTGAGAGTGTTGGAACTCTTAATCCAGTTCAAGATGTTGTTGATAAAAGTGTTGTAGAGACTGGTAATTGGTTTATTTATGGTAGTCGCAAGACAAACCTAGAACCATATCTTCTTACAATGGAGCTTGACCAAGATGGGGAAGAACTTGATATCGGTCGATGGAAACTAATTGACCTAATTAAGACGTTTGGAATCCGTAAAGAAATCGAGAAGGCAACTTATATCAATAAGGAGTTAGAACTGGAGATTAAAGCAAAGGCGCCGGTTAAAATCAAGGCAAACGGTCTTGCGAAGATTAAGAAGGTTGCTTTAGAAAAGCAATTGTCTCTAAGCACATCTCTTCCTGAAAATTGTGAACATATTCGAGCACTTGTTAATATTCTATCAGAGGAGCGTCGTGATAGTTATAAGCCTTGGTTTGAACTAGGCGCCTGTCTATTTAATATTGATAGCCGTCTTCTCCCTGTTTGGATTGATTTCAGTAAGACATCGCCAAAATATGAAGAAGGTATATGTCAAAAGTTTTGGAATGGCTTTAAAAAGGATAACTTAGGTATTGCCAGTCTAAATTATTGGGCTAAGATGGATAATCCACAAGAGTTTGAAAAGATTCGTCGTAATGGTGTTCGTTATAAGCTTGAACAATCTATCCGGACTCCTTCACATTTCGATATTGCCCTAGTTGTCCATGATATGTTTAAACATATGTTTGTATGTGTCAGCCCTAAGTATAAGACATGGTATCGTTTTAATGGTAACCATTGGGAAGAGAGTGAACTAGGCATGTGTGTGCGTGGTGTATTGTCCCGTGAAGTAGCAACAGAATATCTTCGTTATGCTAATGAATGTAACCAAAAAATTATGCAACTTAATGCTTCTAATGATGTTGATTCTGAAAGTGGAAATGACAACATCGTTAAGGCCCTAGAAGAGAAAGTAAAGTCTGCTAATAAGATTGCTTCTTCGTTAAAGACCACTACATTCAAGGACAATGTTGTTAAGGAATCCTGTGAATTGTTTATGGATAGCACATTTATGGAGAAACTCGACAACAATCTAATGCTTATTGGTGTTCAGAATGGTGTTATTGATTTAGAAAAACGTGAGTTCCGTGAAGGCCGTCCAGATGACTATGTGGGTAAGAAGTGTAATATTAATTACATTCCTTGTGATATGAATGATACAGATTATCGTGAAAAGCTAAAATATGTAGAAGATTTCTTTAAGAAAATTCTTCCAATTGAAGGGGTTCGTAAATATCTTCTACATCGTTTTGCTAGTTGTTTGGAGGGCACAAACGATCAACACTTTCCAATTCTAAGTGGAACTGGTGGTAACGGTAAAACTATTCTTCTCGAGTTTATGCAAGAGATCTTCGGACAATATTCCTGTTCTATCTCTTCAACTGTTTTTACACAGAAGAGTGGTTCGGCAAGTGCTGCTTCTCCTGAAATTGCTCGTATTCGTGGTATTCGTCTTATTAGTGCCGAAGAAACAGAAGAAGGTTCTACTATTAACGTAGCTAAGGTTAAAGAATATACTGGTGGTAGTAAGATTACACCACGTAAGCTATTCGGTGATGTAGAAGAGTTTAAGCCACAGGCACATTGGTTCCTAGTTTGTAACAACATCCCTAAGATTACTAGTGATGATGGTGGAACATGGCGCCGTATTCTTATTGTGGAGTTTCCTAGTAGTTTCGTAGATGATCCGACTGAAGAAAAATATGAAAATATTCCATATGTATTTAAAAAGGATGAAACGGTAGGTCAAAAGTTGTATGAATGCCGCGAAGTATTCTTTAGCTACCTATTCCATCATTATTACAATGAATACAAGGCACAAGGTAATGTAGAGCCACATGAAGTAAAGATGGCTACGAATAACTATCGTCAAGAGAATGATTTGTTCTTCCAATATATCAAGGAACGTATTATTAAGAACCCGCTTAGTATCCTTAAGATTTCGGAAGGCTATGGTGATTTCAAGTATTGGTTTAAGGAGGCTGGTCTTGATGCTAAGATTCCATCAAACAAAGAATTTAAAAAGTATTTTGAAAAGAAGTTTGGGCAATATGGTAGCCATGCTTCTAAGACAGCAGGTTGGAAAGGTATCGCAATCTTGCCACGTGAGATTGATTTAGATACTCCAGCTGGTTGTGATGAAAAAGACCTTTAATTTACAAATAATGAAATTAATTTAGTATTGTAAAATTATAAATAGTTACTTTGTATCTAAAATAAATTTATAGATTGTATATATCTATATATTTATCGTTTTTTAATATATTTAAATTAGGTCATAGATGAGATAATTTAGAATTCTTCAACTTCAGCGGCCTTCTTGGTGGCCTTCTTCTTTACGACGCGCTTCTTGGCGGGGACACCGACATGGGGAGCCATCTTGGGCGTGTGCCATTCACCACGCATTTGCTTGCGAGCAGCGAGCGTGGCGTTTCTGGCGGCAATGGCGTTACCAGCCGAGGCGGCGCGAGCCTTCTTCGAGCTCGTGGAAGCGCGACGGGCAGCCGAGGCTTGGGCCTTAGCGCTCTTGCTCATGCCTTGGTATTGGGCGAGCGAGAGGCCGAGCTTGGCGGCTTGAACGGCGTCACGGCCAGCACGGGCCTTTTCGATAGCGCCAACACGGACCGAGCTCTTGCGGTAAGCGATCTTTTCGGGGGCAACACCGATGAAGTCATAGATGGCGGGGCCAGCACGACGAACACGGACGCTGCCGTTCTTGCCACGCGAGGCCGAACCGTCAGCGTTGCGGAGAACGCGTTCCTTACGGAGGTAGAGGTAACCCTTGTCCGATTCAGGCGTGAGGTGACGAGCAGCGTTCTTGTGGGCATACTTGAGGTGAACCGACTTCGAGCGCTTGACAGCGGCAGCGCGCGAGTCCTTGCCCTTGAGGCCGTTCTTCTTGTCGAAGGACTTGGCTTCACGCATCTTGCGGTTCCAGTAGGCAGCGAAGGCCTTCTTGGCCTTGTCGGCACCAACACGTTCAACCTTGGGGCCCTTGCGAGCACCACGGAGCTCAGCCATCTTAGCGGCCGAGGCACCTTGAACAATGATGAATCTGCCGTTATCATCACGGATAGCACGGGCACCGTTCTTGAACTCGAAGAGTTGGCGACCATCCATACGACCAGCATCAGCAACCTTGCCTTCAGCGAGGATTTGAGCATCCGTCTTACGCATGCCCGTTACACGGGGCTTGCCGGTGCCCTTCTTGCCCTTAGCACCACCGAAGATACGTTCGAGACGTTGGCGGGTGTCTTCCGTCGATTGCGAGTCCATCGACTCTTCTTCTT